TCCTTTTCTCGTTTTTCCGCTAGTGCTTCTTTGTCAGCGGCTTCTTGTTCTTTCGCCTTAACACGTTCTTCCGCAGTCATTTGCTCGTAAGATTTTTGCTTTTCCCAATCAGATTTTGCTTGCTCCACTGCTTTCTTAGTTTCTGCTGCAATCATTTTTGATACATCTTCACGGGTAAAAGTCTTTCCAGTTTCTTTTCCGTCTGGATTTTCATTTTTGGGATTTTGAGAATCCTTTGTCGATGAATTCCCAGATTCGTTTGAATTGTCAGAGTTTGGCTCATCAGAATTTGGCTCATCTGCAAAAAATTGTAAATCCATCGGTAATAATAAGTGTTTTTCTTCGTTCATGTTAAAACCTCCAGCCATTACGTGGCTAATCGAAATTAATAGGTTACGCCTATCAATCGAAACAGCTTTCTCTTTAACGCCTGTAAGCAGTAAGAAGGCAAATAAAAAAAGCCTAACTTTCGCTAGAACTTTTTGTCTTTATAAGCAGGTGCAGTACTACACCGACACCAGTTGTGAATAGGACTTGCATTGATTCCTGGGCTCATTTCAGAAACCTTATGTGGATTTGCACTTGCTATTCCTACACAAATAGGACAAGCGCTTGGTTCTACAATTAGATTGTATTCTTCATACCCATATTTTTCGTAGCTTTGCTTTTGTACTTCGCTTTGTATTCTTGCAGATTCACTAATCATTAGCCGACGTGCGACATAATCAGCCGTTTCCTTTCCTCGCAAGCTGTCAATCACAACTAATCTCCGTAGCTCTCTAGCCAGTACATCTGGATGCTTACCTGCTGCTAGCCCAACTGTTAATAAGCGATCGATACTCGCTTTCAAAACATCTTGGTTTGCCCACAAACGTTGAGAAAATGTCGCGTTATGAAACGACCCCTCAATAATCGCTTTAGTAAACAATCGATAAGTTTCTTCGGAAAGAACAGACTCGCCTAATATCCCCGCTTGTCGTACAAACTCCGCTACAGATTCCTCTGTTAACATTGCTGTAAAATAGGTCTGTAGCTGATTAGTGTTGTCTGTTAAATACAAACCTATTTTCGATTTTAAAAGCTCTAAACGATTAACCTTCATAGTTAAATTGTATAACCTTAATTGCTCGTTAGCTTCTTTTGAAAAATCTCTTGTTTGTACATAACGTTTCGCTTTTTCCGCGAAAATTTGTACGTCATGTTTACTTGCACGTCGTTTCGCTTCATCAATGTTAATCTTCTCTTTCCCTGCATAAGCGACGTAAAACTGTTGAATTTCTGCTTCTATCGTTTTCCATAACTGTAAATACCGTCTATGAATTTCTTGTTCGTAATTCACATGTCGTTTCAGCATTTCTTCGATATGTTTTGCTTCTCGTTCCGCCCAATAATTACTCATGTTCTTCGGTCACTTCTTCCGTAGTTCGAGTAAATTTACCGAAATCAACTTGTGGATTTAAACGTTCTTCCGTTTCTTCGTCCTTTATACGTTCCATTTCTTGAGTTACGTCAGGAACAATCGATAATACGCCTAATTGCGTTTCTCTTGAAACAATCCCTTCAAGTTTTTGTGCAGTTTCCGCTTCGTCTTTAATATTGCGCGGAATATTAAAGTCAAAAGTGTATTCTAAATTAAACCATTCCTTAGCTTTATTGGCAGGTACATTCGTAGGCAATGAAAAAATCATTTTGTACATTTGCGCATATGCTTTTTTAAACTTCCTAGCTTTCGCTTGTGCTAAATTCCTAGGATTTTGCATTTTAAATTCTAGCGAAATCCCAGAAGCGTTATTGCTAAAACTTTCATCGTTTGCATTATAAGTCATAGACATTTGATAAATTAACCGCTCTAATCGGTCTAATAGATTTTCTTGTGTTGTATCTGAACTAGGTTTATCTAAAAAATTAATATCTACCGATTCGCCTTCATTTAAAGGCTCAGCACTATTAATCACTCGGTTATCACGTAAATAGGAAGCGACGTTTTCGTCAGCTAAATCTACCCCTATCATTTTTAAGTAGGCATCCGCAAAATAACTCACGTCGTTCGCTTTTTCTGATAGAGCTTCGTTGTAATTATTAATCAGCGACCACACAGACTCAATACGTCCTTGTCGTTCGTCATTTTCCATAAACTCAATCATAGGCACTTCACCGTACGGATTAGCGATTGCCTCTTTTCCACCTAATAAATAAGACAAGGCTTTCTGAAAAACGGTTGGTCCTCTCTTAGTTTCCAATCGTTTAGAAGTCTTGTCTTGTGTAAAAATAAACGTTTCTGTGCTATTTTGTGGATAAACAGTTGCCGTTAACTCGTCCCTTGTCATTTTGTTGTAAAGAACCGCAAACATAGGCGCTTTTAATAAGTCATCTGCGTAAACAATGAATCCTTGTGTAGGTTTTAAATAAGTTACACACGTTTCCGCTTCTTCGTTTTGATATAAAAGCTTATAAGCATGTCCATAAATAGCAGTTAGCTTAGAAAGCTCCGCGTCGTTGTCTTCTTCGTCGTTTCGTTTACGGAAATCTTGAACAAATTCTTTTACCTCACCATCTGGATGAGTAATCTTTGTTGGTTTACCGTTAAAGAAAGCTGCAGAACTGTCTACAACATAACGGGCAAAGTTGACTGCAATTCGATGGTCAGGTTTTCCAATTCCTTTATTTTTTTGATAATAAATATCATGTTGACCGTTGTAGAGCTTTTCTAATTCTTCGTAAAACCCAATTAATTTCCGATGCTTATTAATGTATTTATCCACCAAGCGTTCGTCAATCTTTGCGTTTTTATCACAATAAAAGACACGATTTCCTAAAAGGTCAACGAATTCACGTATTTTACTTTCAGTATTTGGTCTACTTACTTTTTCTGTCATTAAATAACCCCCTTCACGCTCTGTAGCTTAATTCCTCGTGCTTTTTTACTACGATGTTCTACTGCGTATCGTAAAGCATCTATCACGTGATTATAGCTATCAATAGGTTCATTGGTGTACTCCCCTGTTTTCTTGTCTTTAGCCCATGTGTAGTTTTCTAATTCCTCAATCAGTTTTACGCAACGATCGTCTACGATTAGCTCATATTGCAATAAAAAAGAAAGCCCCTGTCGTATTGAATCAGGGCCTTTCTTAGCTGCACGTATTCTAGTAATTCCGTTCTTCTTGATTTCTGCAATAGATTTCTTTTCAGCTGAATCTGCAGTGATAACTTCTTTTGCATAGCCTAAATCTTTAATAACCGTTGAGATTTCATCATTCAGCAAGCCTTTTTTGACGTATTCTTCAAGAACATAAATACGTTTGTTCTTCTCGTCTACCTTTGCATGCACAAAAGCGGAAGGGTCGTTTACATACCCAAAGTCTAAGCCAAAATCTGAATCAATCTGTCTTAACAGTTCGTCGTGCTTGTCTAATCGTTTTCTCTGATAGTTTGGAAATACAAGTTTATCTAGCGTAGCAAATTCTCCTAAAGCATATATGCGATAATACGCTGGGTTTCGTTTGGCTAAATCCTCAATCACCTTTTTATTTTCACTATCAAGAAACCGATTGTCTTTATAGGTGCTGTGATAAATACCCGTTCTTCGTTGATCGACTTCTGCTTCCTCATCAAAGAAAGATTTATATACCCAGTTCAGTTTAGAAACTGGGTTAAACATTAAAAAGATTTGACGTTTCACATGCTTACGTTCACGTAAACGCAAAGTAAGCTGTGTATAATCTTCTAGTGTAAATTCTGTTGCTTCTTCCATCACGACGTCAGACAGCCCTTTGATGGATTTTATTTTCTCTGGGTCATCCATTCCCTTGAAAAGAAACTCTGCGCCGTTTGGTAACGTGATTCTAAAATCAGTGTTATTTACTTTACACTTGTCTAGCAGTCCCCAATCAGAAAGACACGCTTTCACATCCTCGAAAATAGAGTCTTTTAAGCTACGCCCTACTTTTCTTGTAAATAAAATCTTTCTTGGTTTCTTCCATCTTTGACATGCTTTAAAAACAACCTTTTGAACGACACCGTGACTTTTGCCAGATGAAGCGCCGCCCCAATAAACCTCGGTGAATTTAGAATAATCCACCAATCGATCATAAAACGATTTGTTAAAAACTCTTGACGGGAAGTTAAACTCTAAAACGATATTACGTTTCTTCGTCTGCATCCCACTCACCAACCTTAATCACAATATCGCCCGTTTGTAAATCGACTTTATCAGTGAACAGCGCATGACGTTTACCAAGAAGCTCGGCTGCTTTTAAACGGTCTTTTGCGCCCACATCGATGTCTACAACGGCTTGTGCGCCTTCGCCTACACCAATTAGCGTTGCTTCTTTGTACTCGCCACGCATAACAGCTGTTAGGTACTCTAGCACCTCTTGGGCATCGGCTGTTCGTTCGTTTTTCAGTTCTGCGAGGCGTTCGTCTATATAAGCTCTGAGGTCAGGTTTAGTCAAGTTTTCCTGTCCTATCTGCTTTGCAGTCTTTTCGCTATATCCCGCTCTGATAGCAGCCTCTTTGGCATTTCCTGTCTCGATGTAAAAGTCACAAAATCGTTTCTGTTTCTCGGTCATTCGCATGTTATTCACCGCCTTTCTGTCTAATAATTTATCACTTCACATACATTTCTATATTCTCTTGTATATGCTTATCTTTCCAACTACCATAACCACAATAAACTAGCTTGCACGCATCAATTTCCTTCGGCGTGGCTTCTCTCGTCATTTCAACAATAGATGCATTCTTTTTTATCTGCACAGACATTACAACACGCATCGAAACAGTTGAGCGGTTCGACTGTGGATATTTATGTGTTAGCGATACGTACCAATAGCTTTTCATATTTTTCTCTCCTAGTTGTTTTATGTACTTGATTCAATAAATCACTTCTTGCTATACTATTTATGGGTAGCAACTCCTTTTTGTAAATAGTAATCAACAAAAATTGTGCACGAATGCTACCTAGCCACTAGATCCCATAGTCTAGTGGCTTTTTTATGTACAAAAAAAGACCACTCATTTTTATTGAGTAGTCTAAAGATTTATATTAGACTGCCTAGCCAATCTAACACTTATTTAACAATACTAGGTTGCTAGCCACTTTATCCTGTTTCCGCAGGCTGGCTAATTCTGAAAGGAGGTGAACCGATCGTTAAAGTAAGAAACATTTATTGACGATTCTTTTATTTAAGTAGCTATGCTACCTACTGGAACAATAGGACTCGAACCTATACCGACGGTTTTGGAGACCGCTGCTCTACCAGTTAAGCTATATCCCATTAACACTCACAAACCTGTAGAAAAAAGAGAGAGGAATTACACCCCATTTCTTTTAGTTTGAGAACGTCTGATTTGTGAGTGATCATTGCAAACTACATAGCGCTATCTTGACAAGTGCTTTCGGCGTACGTCTACGTGTAAGCTTAATGCCAAGTGTATTGCAATATTTGCTACCTAGACTAAACGAGACAGAAAGAACTGGACTTTCCACATCCTTATTCTTTATTTTTTATAGGTAGCCTCAAAAGATAAAGGAAACGGAGCTAAGAAAGGTAATGCATGCCTTACCCTCGTCTCCTTATCTTTCGACACTACCATAATAACATCTAAATATTAATAAAAACCGCCAACTTTCCGCCAAAAAACCGCCAAAAATTTTATTTATATGCAATTATTTTTCCATTTCGATACGCTTCGGCAAATTCAATTAAAGCCTCTGATTTCATTCGTTGAATACTTCTTTCGGAATATCCAACTTCCCTAGCTATCTTGTAATTAGAGTAATGGTCCTGCACACAGAAACTATAATGCAAAATTTGTCTGCTAGTTAGGCTTAATGCCATAAGCGCAGATAAAATTGCGTCTCTTTCTGCTTCTGCATCTGCTAATTGTACTAGCGCATCTTCTGCTTTGTTCCCATGACTTTGGCTTTTAGGCATATCTGTAATAATTGGTGATTTTAAATCTATCAAAGAGCGACCAGCTATTCGCTCTAAACGTCTAAAATTCTTCAACACATTTCTAGCATTCGCTTTTGTTTGTCGAAAATCTACTTCTTTTAGCAATTTAATCAAGTGAAATCGCTCCTTTTGTGGTATAATAACTATGTCGAAAATATTTCTCACAGCCGGAGCAATCTGGCTTTTTTTATTTTCTACTAAATAAACTTTTTACAATACGTACTATGAGATAGTATTTTCAAATACATTTACTCATGATATAATCATATTAACTTTCTTGGGGATTTTATTTCTGAAATAAATTTCTCCTTTTCTATGATAACTGGCGGAAAACAGTTATCGATAGTTCCTGTCTCCACCAGAGACACAATGTCAACCTTATTTGTTGGCACTATTAGCACTTTACTTGGGAAAAGTGCTAACTACCACATTAGTCAGCCATTGGTCGGCTGGCTTTTTGTTTGCAAAAAATCAGCTAGTTATTGTAAAAAAGTTGCAATAAGTTAAAACTCCAATGTACTTGGCCTCCCATATTTTAAAATTCTCCATTCGCCATCTTTTGTATTGGTTTTATTCATATGATTTCTTTCATCACGAGCTATCGTATAATCGAAAAATAAATCGGCTTGCTCTGATCCGCGCAGGTATTCAACATAAACGTCATCGACTTGTCGCCCTAAAATATAAACTTCTGGATAACTTAGCATTGCTTATCCTCCCTTAAGTACATTTCCGAGCTGACGTATGCTTCTATTAGTTTGACGGTAAACTAATATCACTAAATTTCTATCAACGCATTTCAAGTCAACATATTCAAAAACACCATCTGGGTTGTTTCTGTTTAAATCTTCAAAAAATCTAGTAATGTGAACATCGTAAGGTTGAGTATTGAATTCTTTAAATTTGATCATTTATTATTCTTCCAATGCCCATCCCATTAATTTACTCATTTCAAATACTACATTTCGTCTTACTCCAGTTGAAATACCTAGATAATTAAATTTTAAAACATCCCATTCTAAATCAGTTGTAACTGTTTCAACATGCCTAACATCTTCAAACTTCATTGTTTCACCAGTCGGTAGCCATATGATCAAACTTTTTGATTTTTCCATTTATTATCCCTCCACCTTCACAGCAAAAGCCCAATAGCGCTCATCAATTGCTTTGATTTGATTTTCTGTTAACATATCCACCTTTTCCTTACATATCGTAAAATCAATTGTTCCCGTTAAATTTAAAAAAGTATATCCTGTGTTAGTCGCCCCTTTGTCTGGTAATAAAACATGATATAATGGTTCCTTCTCGACTTCGTAGCCGTTAGCTAATGCATTAACAAATAAATTTCTATTCGACTTAAACCACAAAGAAAATTCATCATTTGGCATTGCTCTTGCGAAAGAAATTGCTGAATCAATAATATCAACTTTATCAGAACCTAGGCCTTCGCCTTCTTTGATAAAGTCATCGGCCTTTTTGGGCAATACAGTTTTTTTCGATTCGTCAAGTTGTTTTACTGCAATCAAACAGTCACGAACTGCTTGATCATATCCTTCGTTGTACTTTTCGATGAATGAATCACCTTCTAAACCTTCTAAAATACCAATCAATTCTTGTTTAATCATCGATGGTCCTCCTCGATTATTTGTTCTTGGCAATCTTCACAATATTCAGGATACCCATTCCCATCTACATCAAGGAATACTCCACAACTTGCACATAAGACACCTTCCAACATCATTTCTGCAATTTCTCCCATTATCCTTCCTCCTGTTCAATAGCCCACCGGCTAAACGCTTGTAAGACATGCTTCAATTCATCATCATTTAAGTCACCATATGCATAAGCTACTTGCTTATACTTCATTTTTCCACCAGTAGTTGATAAAAATCCCATGATTTCAATAACTTCACGTAATCCGTATAATTTGCATGATTCTTTCAACCAATCAAGCACAATCTGCTGATTTTCGTTGAGTTTTTGTTGTTTGATTCCTCTAACAGTGTGACATCCACCATACGATTCATAGCCACTTATGACAATATGGCCTTTAATACGTTTAGCTGACTCAAATTCGCCCCACGTTTTGCCATTAATTACTAATCGCCCTGTACTCATTCTGTTCCCTCCAATTCCCACGGAAAAGGCGTTCTAATGGACCAGACAGGTACAGACCTATGACCACAATCTCGCCATTCTAACCACCAGCAACTACGGTTCTCATTGTCTTCGTCTACTCCGAAACGATATCTAACAAATGCATCTTCTATGATATAAGGTGTATTTTCGTCAAGCATTAGTTCTGACCGCCATTCATCTATTGCTTGTTCCCTGGTATATTTTTGTTTATTGAAGCCCATCCAATTATTGAAATCCCCTTTAAACACTTCAAAGTCAAACTTGCTTCTTCCTTTAATCGCCATAGTTCCATCTGTCCTCCCAAACATTTCTGATAACTTCATATTCTTCGCTGTCAATGAATCTAACAGATGTTAATTTTCCATTTCTTATCGTTTTTTTGCAGAATGAACCTTTTTCAAATACAACAATGCTATCATTCATATGTGTTTTGAAAGGATCATAATATAATACATCACCCTCAAAAATTTCAACGCCGTTCTTGTCTTTCAACCCTGTTGATTGTCCGACTGTTTCCTTATCAATCAGATAAACCGAATTTTCATCTGATTCATTTACGATGGCATACTGGCCAAACATAAAAGTTAGAAGTCCAATATGCCAGTTACCTCTTTGATCTCTTGCTCTAAATTTTGGGATCATCTTCTTTACTCTCTTTCCGCTTAAAAATATAAATTTATATGTTCAAAGACATCTCTTTTTTTACTAGTGGTGTAGTTGTCAAAACGAACGAACAGCTCTTTCTTTACATTATTTGTTAAAAACCTGACAGAATATCCATACTTAATTCTGCTTATTTCAATGGCATCTCTGCATATTTTTCTCAGCTCATTTTTCGATAGTTTAACTCTAAAACCTAGCACTATATCAGCATCACCATTCACGGTCTCTGTCTTAGCGGACCAATCGTCATTACAATAATGCCCATAAAATTGCCAAAGTTTATCATTATCTAACTCAAGCAAATTTATTTGCTCATTCATCTTATTCACTCGCTTTCATAAATACTAACCAATGTGTTTTTGCTCTTTTATTGCCGTACAATGGCTCACAATCAATTGTGCTTAATATTTCAGATAACTTGATTTGTTCCTCGTTCCATTTAAAAACTAACGTCCCATTGGGCTTCAAAACCCTCATACACTCATGAAAACCTTTTTGTATATCTTCTTTCCAAGTTTTCTCGTTTAGCTTGCCATATTTTTTAGCCAACCAGCTGTTATTACCACACCTCAATAAATGCGGAGGATCAAATACAACATGATAAAACGAGTTATCTTCAAAAGGCATCTTTCTAAAATCTGCAACTAGATTAGGATTAACATCGATAACATGCCCACTGTCTAATTTTTCGTAATGCTTTCTGTTATCCATAAACAAAACTTGGTCGTTTTGCTTATCAAACCAAAACATTCTGCTACCACAGCATACATCAAGTATTTTTTTCATCATTCCAAAGGAGTAAAGAATTCTTTGTGGTCGACCAAACCTCCACTCCTTTCATTTATTTCTTCTTTATTTCAGCTAACTTTTTCGCAACATTCTGCCCACTTTTGTTGCATAACGGACAAGAAGTTGCTTTTGAATGACCGAATCTATCTTTTTCCCAGACAATCATCTGTCCCTTGCATTTTATACATACCATCACTTTTCCCTCGCTTACTGTATGTGCCATTTGCAATAGCTTTTTCTTTTAATCTACGTTTTTTCTTTTTGATTTTAGATTTAGTTTTACCCATTCACTTTGACCGCCTTTGTCAAATCAAATCCTAAAGCATTTGGATATCCTTCCACTTCTTCTGGTTTTACATGGTAAACATCTGTTTCAATGTTAAAGCCTCCAACTTCGGCAGCTTTTTTTAACACATGACCATTCCAGCTTTTTCGATAGCCCGTTTTTTTATTTGCCTTAGGACTTACACAACTTCTTGCACCTTCCGCAGTTGCCACACATGGTAAAACAAATAACGCTTTGTTCTGTTCGTCTAAATACAGTTGGACCCATTCTGGTTTGTTCAATCGTTGAACTACTGGACCACTTAAAGCCAGACCGCTTTTTGAGATCGTTAAACATTCCTCTGCTTTTACTCCAAAATTTCCTGAAATAAGTAACGTTGCTGTATTTAAATTAAATTTCATGTGTTTTGTCTCCTCTACTTTGTTATTTTCTTTTCGCTTAATTATGTTTTCTATGCCGTTTGCCTTTCGCCAGTTTTGAAATGTGGTTGTTCCAAGTCCGAGAGCTTTCTTAATATCGTTTACTTGATAACCTAAGTCTAATAAGTGCTGATATTCTTCTTTCGTCAGCTTGTCAGGCTCTAATTTTGGTAATGGTCGCTTATCGTTTATAAGGTTAGAATTCAGTCGTTTTGATTAATCTCTGGACCTCTTCCACGATTTCTGGATTATTCATCCATGATTCATCATCACCAGTCAAAAAAAGAATTCTCTGACGAATGGCTCTTTTTGTTTCTCTGAGTTTGTTTTTCGTCATTCCTTTTCCTCCAAACTCATAATTTCAATTTCTGTTCGTGGTCGCATGCTATACAGTTTTTGGCAAACCATCACAGCAATTTGACCATCATTTTTATATAAAATACCTTCAGCAGCATCTGTCACTGCTTTGAAATAGTTGTTCAAATCGGGCTTTTTATCACAATACATTCGCTCCATATTTACCTTTAATCGCTTTTGTTTATTGCTTAGAGCTGATTTAGGCGGATGGATGTAAAACGTCACATGTGCGGAAATTGGCCCTTTTTCAATCAACTTTGCTCTTGATTTACGAAGATAATTTTTTACTTGATTTTTGTATTCTTTCATCGCTCGATCTTCGTACGTTTGAACATAATTCCCACGTCTTGCAAACCTAGGGCGACTTTGTGGCTTAGGTTCAATCGGCAAAATAATTCGCATCTCTTCCACCTCGAACCTTACAAATCGGCTTCTTTGACGAATACTCCGTTTACCATTTCCCCTTGGCGATTTTTGATTTCGCTATATGCTTGATTTAAGCATTCGTATAAGTCCATGTTATTTTGCATAGCGAGAATAATTAACGTCACAACTACATCACCAATACCATCTCTTAAATCGTTTTCGTTGTTTCTTGCCAATGCAGCGCCAACTTCTCCGACTTCCTCAATCACTTTTAACATTTGCTTTTCAGGCTCTGCTTTATCTAAACGCTTTTCTTTCGCCCATTCTTCCACTAATTTAACTAATTCATTCATCTAAAATTCCTCCCCGAAATCTAATTCACGTTTTAGCTTGCTGTGAATCGATTCTAGCTCTTTCTTGTATTCTTTGACTGTTTGTATTGTTTTACCACTAGAAAGCACATAATCGCGTTCTATTGCGACGAGAGCCTTATTTAAATTGCCATAATAACCAATCAAAGCGAGTGATTCTTTTTGTGTACCGTCTTTATCAGTCAAAATGGTTAACTCTCCGTGTTCATTTCGTCTCGCTTTATTTACGATTACTTGCCTATCATCGCTAGTAATTCGATAATCAAGTACTCTCATTTCAATCATGATTTACTCTCCTCCCAACAATTCTTGCATTTGTCTTTCAAATTCAGCTTGCTCTTCTGGTGATAGCTTTTCTTCTTCACCGTTCGCTTGATTCATCCATTCAGGCACCTTTTCTTGCCGAACAGGTTTATTTTGATATTGCTTATTTTGTGTTTTTTTATCTGCTCGTTCTCTCTCGTTATTTAGATAATCAGCATATGTTTTTACACCATTTGCTCGCCAATTTTTCAAAATACCAGCAAAATAGCTATATCTTCGTTCATTATTTCTAGCACAGATATTAACAGCCTCTTTCAATAACTCGAGATCTCCGTCAAAATCAGCAAGATCATATTGTAAATCAGTGATATTAACAGGAGTAGCAGGACTTACATTCTGTGAATAATAGCGGATTAACTCCGTTAGTTTTTCTTCACCTAACGGCTCTTCAAAGAATGCTTTCTCAACCGACGTTTCAGGTGACGACGGATTGATGCTACTTTCTGTTTCTTTTTTGTTTACTTTACTTTTATTTACTTTACTTTCCTTTACTTTACTTTGTGTATTAATGTCAGCATTAACTGTTTCACTTTGAGAGTTACTGTTGACATTAACTATATATTTAGTTGGTTTTGGTGTTTTCCGTCTTTTTGTCGCTTCGAAAAATGTCGCTTGGATATTCTCACTCGTAAGCACCTTGACCGAGTCAAACAGTTCTTTATCAAAAAATCCCCATAAGACTAAGCGGTTCACTATTTGATTGAGCATTTCCTTACTTACTCCAGGCAGGCGTTTTAAAAGAGTTGCTTGCGATAAATCATCCCACAAAATGAAATATCCTTTTTTGTATATCGCACAAAGCAGTTTGATTACCGCAAGTTCTCCTTTAATACCAAATTCCCCAGCAATAGCTTCTATTTTTTCGTCTTCAAAAATTCCAACATCAAGAGGAAAATAATCCAAACCTTCTTTTGCAGGTCTTGCCATTACATCTCCTTCTTTACTCTAATGGTGGATTTTTAGTATCAAATAAATCTGTTTGATTCAATGAATCTGAATCAGCTTCATTAATTATTTCTGCTGTTTTCATCGTAGTATTTTCTTCTACTTCCGTTTCAGAAATAATATTTCCATCTTCTTGCATTTGTTGAACTTTTTCATCTGAAGTTGTCGCTTCTTGCATTTCGATAGATAAAATTCCCCATTTTGATAACATATTTCTTAATACTGTTTTACGAGCCATCGCATTATAATCTGTAGCCCAGACACCGCTCAATTTTGTTTTTTCTTTGTCTTTGCTATTTGCGATTCGATGAGCTTCAATTTCTTGTTTGGTCCAATAAACAGTTTTCTTGAATCCATTTAATAGTTCAAAATATCCAACATATCCGATTACATCATCTGATTGTCTACCGTTTGGATCAAATTCAAATTCTTCCGTTAACCTGTTCCAACTCAGTAACTCTCCTTCGTAAACTTCAATAACATTTAATGCTTTATATTTACCTGACCGTTGAGCCAATTGAATATACCCTTTATATCCTAAAATAAATTGGGCTTTCCTCTCCCATTTGCCAGTCTGCTTATTTTTAGTATTAAATGGTACGAGATAGGCATAACCTAGATTTTTATCTAATCCTAAATTTAATGTAGCAGCTGTTAAAGCCCCGCTTAAGATAGACATTGGCTCGCTTTCTGCCAAGTAGCTATCATTAGAAACTAAGGTCATGACATTTGACATAAAAGCATTAGCATTTTCATGAAGAACTTCCTCAAATTTCCGCTTCATAGTAGGAGTATTCATTAATCCTTTTAAACCTAATTGATTCGCAGGAACTTGTTTTTGATTTTGTTGTGATAATTGATTTTTTAAGGTTTCGTTTGTTGCCATTATTATTTTTCCTCCTTCAATTTCAAACCACAAATGGAACAATACTTCCAATTTTTATCTCTTACTTTACTTTTGCATCTTGGGCATACTTTACACATTTACTCAATCTCCTTTTCTATTAATCTTCGTGGCGTAGTAACCATATATATTTCTTCATCTTCTGCAATTTGAGGATATTTTTCAGCAAACTTTTTACTGTTCAATCTTTTAGTAGGTATTTCCTTCCACTCAACAATATGTTTTTTGGTAATACCAATACTTGCATTTCTTTTTCCCAATTCACTTTTTATTTCATTTTCAATTTTTCTAATAGCTACATCCAACTCTTTTTTGGTTTTCTTCATTTCATTTTTTTGATCTATCAATTCGTCAAACGAAGCAGGTAAAGTAGTTTGCGTTTCTTCTATGTCGCTATACTTATCCTTTAAAAAGTCAGCTGTTGCCTTACTTCCGTCAATAATAGGTTCAACGCCTTTGATTACGTTATTTTCCCAAAAATCAACTAATTGCTCGGTCAGTACATCGATTAATTCCTGATCACGTTCTACTCGTTTCCAAATAAATTTCTGACCACCAATTAAAACTGCAATATAACAATAGTCTTTATTCAAAACATTCATATAATGCTGAACTTGGCAAAGATAACTCAATGGCACTTCGTCTCCTGCCCATTCTTTCGCTAAAAATTGATTTGCAGTTTTGCATTCTAGAATGGCATTTTCTCTAACCACTTCTCTATCAATATTTGCTCTTAAAAAAGGATGGAGCGAATGTTCGAAGACTTGATTTCTACGACGAACTTTTTTTCCTGTTCTTTCTTGGAACTCTTTCGCAACAACTTCTTCTAAAACATTCCCCCAATAGGCTGGCTCGCTTTCTGTATCTTTCAGCTCAACTTGACCTGTTTTCTCTAGCCATAATTGATAAGCTGATTTATATTGATTCAAGCCTAAGATTGTTGCAACGTCTGATCCTCCAATTCCTTTACGCCTATCCTCAAGCCATTCTTGGTGGCTCATGGATAAAGTAGATTGAATCATCTTTCGTCTTCCTCCTCATCGTATTCCCACATCGGCTCTAATACTTCTTTTTCTTCGGGTGGCTCTTGTCTTGCCCCTAGCGAATCAAATTCAGGCATTACAATCCCTCCCAAAATAGTTTTATTTTTTCATCTTCCAATTCGATATAATCGACACCTTGCATTTGTAATTGATCTAAAAATGGTTTTGTAGCTCCTTTACTGCTTACCACACAACTTGTATTGCCATAAGATGCAGATGTCCGAACAGATTGAATAATGTTATTCTGTGCGTTTGCTAACATTAATTCGTAAATGTCGTTACCCAAACCTCTTACTTCAATCATTACAACTCACCTCGAGAAATTTTCGATAATATATCTATCAAATCGTTTGGATCATCTGTTACAAAAGTATGTTTATTTTTAGCTGTAGTTTCTGTTTCAATACCGTACATTTCTTTCAAGTGACGATGCATTGGACAATCACAATCTAATTCAGCTAGTTCTTCTTTTACTACTGTATATTGGCTATGTGCAGCAATAGCTACCATCGCATCTTCTCCAACTTGAGCCATTGCCAATTCTCCTTCTGAATCGATAGTGGCCAAAGATAAACCTATATCCTCTTTCTGGCATTCTTTTGCTAGTTTCTTAATCATTTTTTGAATTTTATCGTTCATTTTGGTATACTCTCCTTAGTTAGTCATTTTTTTAATTTTTTGGTTCAATATTTGCCCTGTTCGTTTGCAGACGTTCGGGGCTCTTTTTCTACTATGCTTAATCTCTCTGGATAAACATTTTTATCAGCTGAAACATACGGATATTCTTCAAACAACTTTCGCATGACTTCCGCTTGTGTTTCTCCAATCACATATGTTTCTCTACTAGCTTCACCTACAGCTACATACATTTTTTATCGCCTCCTTTTTTAGAGTATTGATACTTCGCTTCATCCCAGTTAAAAAACCAATGGATAAAGAAAGGTGAACTTAGCGTTGCTAGTATTGGCATTGAAAAGTGATTTTTCAATAACACACCTAGCGCAATCATCACTAAAAATGCGCCTATCAATCGTGCTTCACGTATTGCTTTCATATTTACCCTCCTATAATTTTTTTGATATAATTCAGTTGAAAGTGGGGTGTCAAAATGTTTTTTGTAATAAAGAAAGCTTCTAATAAAAAATACTATTTTGTAATTAAAACCGAAGAAAATGAAGTAATCGCATCAAGTAAGACTTATTACTATAAATCTTCTGTTTTAGAAATTATTGAATCCATCAAAAGTGATATGGATCAAAAAGCTATTATTGTTGACACTACTTTTAACTGGGGATAAGTTAAGGCTTATCCTTTTATCATTACTAGCCTATTTTTTTAAACATATCTCCATTCCCATTAGCCATATCAATTCTTGCTTGTAATTCCAATTCAGGCTTCCATTTAGGAATTAGAGCTAATGCTTCTTCATATCGAACTTTTGGAATATCTACATAAGAGGCTACATCGAATAATGCTTTCAATTGTTTATAGCAATTACTAAAGGCTGATTGCTTAATACTTGAATCCTGATAAGCCAATGTTTTTTTGCCACCTAATACTTTGATAACAGTTGATGAAACTAGCCCTTGTATCTTTCGTTGTTGGCTTCTATTAATTGTAGTTTCTGTTTCTAGCTTATCTAAACGTTGATTTACAAGAGTCAATCCACGTTCATGCTTTAGCGCAGCTTCTAATAATAATTCTGTGTTATTCATCGGTAAGTTTGATTGAGTTTTAAGCAATTCTTCCATTTGGTTAAAAGCTTCAATGTATTTCAGTTTAAACTTAAGAGATTTTTGACCAGTGAATCCCATTGCTAGTAGTGTGAATCCGTCACGGTTCATAATAATTTGTCTATATTTTTGTTTGTTTTGTGGATGAATATAGCTATCTTCGTAAAATAGGTCTGCGTAATTTTCCGCAACCCCCTCTTTTAAATCATCAATCGCTGCTAAAACATCGCGATGGTTTTTATTAAATGTTTCAGCAACTTGCAAACTAGTTGTTACTGCTTGTTGTTTTTTCATAATTACTAGATTCTCCATCTTCTTTCCTCCTTTAAATTTCAAAAGTTTCTTTTAGAAATCTTTGTAATTCAGATCGTTCAATCCGAATATCCTGATTACTCCATTGTTGAATTTTTAAACCTTTTGAAATCCAATTATTCAATTTTTCATCGCCAATCTCTAAAATCTTTCTTATTTGCGATTTGTTAGGATATGGCGGTAATTCAATGGTTTTAGTTAATAAATTCAAACGATTTTCAATTTCTTTTAATACTATGAAAGTAATATTATTTGCTAATTCGTTTTGAACAATTTCATCAGGAATGTTTAGCTGCATAAGTTACACCTCCTGTTTTTCGCTTTCTAGTAGATACTCCATTGATACTCCAAAATAGTCAGCAACTTGTTTCAATTTAATAGATGTTGGATTAGAGTTATTCCACTTGGAAATCGTTGAAGAGCTGAATCCTAAATCTTTTTCAATTTGATTGATTGAAACGTGGTTACTAATAGCAAGCTTTTTAATTTTTTCATAAATCATAAGTAACACCTTCTTCCGATAGTAATTTATTCATTTTTATTATTCCGACCTATTGACAAACATCGGAATATATTCCATAATGTAGACATAAGTAATACAGTACACAAAAAACAAGCTTTATTAACGTCTGGGGAGACTGTTTAAATATTGCTTTAATTTTCTGTATACTTTAAATATCTTACCTACAAACACATCATAAAGTAATTTATTCCGATTGTCAAGAATAAATTCCGATTTTTGTTAGGTTTTTTTGAGGTGAATTAATTTGAGTATTGTAGATAGAATAAAGATGCTAGCTTCACAAAAGAAAATGACTTTAACAGAATTAGAGAGAAAACTTGATTTCAGCCAAAGCAGTATTCGAAAATGGGACAAACAACCACCAGGAATAAAAAAATTACAAAAAGTTGCAGATTTTTTTGATGTCTCAACCGACTACTTGCTAGGTCGTACCGAAAAGAAAAAATATTACGAACTAAATGACAAAGAAAAAAAAGATATAGCTATCCAAGCTGAAGAATTAATTGAGGGACTAACTAACGGTGAAAATCTCAATTTCTATGGTGAACCAGCTACACAAGATCAGAAAGACCGTCTTTTAATTGCTATACGTACTGCAATGGAAATGAATAAAGAAGAAGCAAAGAAAAAATTCACTCGCAAGGATTATAGAAATTGATTTAGCGGGGGGATATGATGAATTATTATGTAGAAGAAACATTTAACAAAATAATTAATTTATATCATCCGCACAGCGTTTATCAATTAATAAAAGAAGCGAATTGCAAATTACTATATGCTGATTTAGATGATGAAACAGGAGGTTGTACTCAAACAAATAATCGTTGCCATACAATTATTGTAAATGCAAACTGGTCTGAATATTATCAACAATTTGTGATACTACATGAATTTAGTCACATCAAATTACACAGCAGTTCCAGTACACCTTTTTATAGATCTCTTGGATTAGATTCTTTTATATCAAAAATGGAATGTGAAGCAAATTCTTTAGCTATGAAGTTGCTCATATATATGCAAGACCAAGATGTTTTAGAAAATTTAACTGAATTTCAAATAATGGATTATCTAGGTTTGCCTCCTGAACTAAGAAGGTATTTGTAATTTGATTTAATAATAAAAATATCTTCCATATTCAGACAACAAACCTATTGTTTAAACTAACACATAAACACGAATTTAGAGTCGTTGGAAAAGTGGTTTCATAAATTAGAAAAGAACCACCTGACCAATTTGGCTAGGTGGTTTTTATATAAATATTTTTTAGAAATGAGGAATTATTAAATGAAAAAAGTTTCTTTAGTATTTTTATCATTATTACTTCTTACTGCATGTTCTGGAAACAAAGAAGAGGAAAAAAATTCTAGTAGCTCATCTACTAAAATAAGTTCTGTAAAAAAAGAAGCAACTATAAAAGAAAAACATACTAGTAGCTCGAATATTAATAATACCAATATTACAAAATTCCAGGAGTACCTTCAAACAAATCCACAAGATTTTGAAAGCTTTGTGGATCAGTATTATTCAATTACTCCAACTACAGACCAATCGAAAGTATTTTCAGAATTAATTAAAGGAAAATCTTTTACATTCACAGGTACCGTAATTGAACCTATGGGCAAAAGAGTTGCCGTTATTGCTAATAATAAATTTTCTAATGAAACATGGACTAATTCAATTTCTTCTAGCCCTTTAGCTTCTTATGTAATATTTGTAAAAGATCTAAATAATACAAAAGATTTTAAAACTGGTGATAAGGTAAAATTCACTGGAATAATGAGTTCTGCTGGTGCAAATCTTAATTCTGTTCATGCTCAATGGGATATGAATAACGGAACAATGGAAAAAATATAAAGACTAGCCTCCGGGCTTTTCTTAAAAAACAAAAAACAAACACACGTTCTCGAAAAGAGGTTTTGTAAATGGCAATGATAAAACAATATCAAAAGAAAAATGGTGAAAAAGCATGGTACTTCAAAATATATCTTGGTACCGATCCGCTAACTGGAAAAAAGAAGTATACAACTAAAAGAGGATTTCGCACTCAAAAAGAGGCTAAAATTGCATTAGCAAGGTTAGAAATGGAAATTCAAAAAAATGGTATTCCCTCTTCTACTAATATAACATTCCAAGAAGTAGCATTTATGTGGCTAGAAAATTATAAAAATACCGTAAAAGAAAGTAGCTACTCTCGAACAGAAATAATTTTCAGAAAACACATACTACCTTCATTTGGAAAAATTGAAATATCAAAAATTTCAACTGCTTATTGTCAGAAAATCGTGAATACATGGCATTCAAAAGGTAGTTCAAAACAATATCCCCTTTTTATAAATTATATGAATCAAGTCTTCAAATTCGCTATTAACATAGGGGTTACCAATCAAAACCCAGTGATTAATGTAATAGTTCCTAAAAATCAAGATATTATTACATCAGAAAAGAAAATTAAATTTTATACAAAAGATCAACTTCAAATATTTTTAAAAAGTATTGAACAAAGCGAAAGTACCTACATTACAATAAGAGATTATACATTATTCAGATTATTAGCTTTTAGTGGATGTAGGATAGGGGAGTTGTTAGCTCTTACTTGGGACGATTTAAACATTAAAACTGGTGAACTACAAATCAACAAAACAATTGCTAAATCTGACCATTATTATGTATCAAATACTCCAAAAACAAAAAAATCAAACAGAACACTAATATTAGATGCAAAAACAATAACTATCTTAAAAAAATGGAAATTAGAGCAAAAAAAATATCTTCTTAAACTTGGTTATACACAACCCTCACATATTTTCACCAATGAAGAAAATGAATTTACAATAAATCAAGCTATTACAGATAGATATAATATTTATCGTAAAAAGGCTAACTTACCAAACATTGGGCTTCACGGATTTAGACACACGCATGCATCTTTATTATATTATGCTGGGGCAGATCATAAAGAAGTTCAGGAACGATTAGGACATGCAAACATAAAAACAACTTTAGATACTTATACACATCTAACAAATGATGGAAAAGAAAAAACTACCGAAAAACTATCGAAATACATCGGCTTTTAACTAGTATGGTCAAAAGTATGGTCAAATATTTTTCAAACCAACAAAAAAAAGCCCAAACCTTTGATAAACAAAGGCTTGAGCTATTACACTAGTTAGCTACTGGATAAACTGATACTTTAAGATTTATTTTTTCTAATAACTTCTAACTTTCTTCAACACTTATAAAATAGGCGTTTGTATTAAATTCTATCTTCTGATAGTTTTTATATTTTCTTAAAGAGTATGGTCAAAGTATGGTCATTTCATACCTAGACGAATAAAAATAATCTTACTATAATATAGTTAACTACTAGCAAGGAGTTGATTTCTATGAAACCAAATTATGTAGGAACAATTCATAAAATTAAGGTATTAACTACTTATCCAGAAATGTTAGTCCGCTTTTCTTTGCAAACTCAAAAAGAGACTATCAACTGCATTATTTCTAAAAAAGAATTGGCGGATGAATTACTCATGTTACCTGATGGCACAGAGCTTGCTGTTTATGGTAGGTATAATCAAAAAAGGCAACTAGTTGTGGTGAAAATGTGTGTGCGGAAAATACAAAAAACTATTCCTTAAAAAAGGAATAGTTTTTATTTTTACATATATTGTTCTACATGCTCAATTTCTTTTTGCAATTCTTTTTCATCGTATTTATCATACTTACCAGCTTCATGTGCAATCTTTTTAATTTCATGCATGGCTCTTTTCTCAACAATCCATTTTTTCATACTATGTTTTTTTGCATCTTCATTTAGAGAATCTAATTCTTCTAAATTCGAATCCAGTTTGTTCAAAACATCCGCAATTTTTACTAATGCTTTTGCTTCTTTTTCTTCATAGTTTGACATAATAGATAACACTCCTTAAATATTTGATACTTTAAGTCTACTCCTCTATTATTTTATTTGCAAATAAATATATATGGACCATACAGGACTCGAACCTGTGACCGAACGGTTATGAGCCGTTTGCTCTAACCAGCTGAGCTAATGGTCCTGAAAGCAAAAATGTTCTTATTTATCAAATCAAAAAATATACCTAGAAAATATATTTACAAATGATATAATTAAACTATTAAAAGAGGGGGAGATTATAATGGATGAAAAAGACTATTTAAGAGACCGAGTAGATCAGCAAATAGAATGGTATGATACAAAAAGTAAAAAAGCTAAAAGAAGAAATACTATTTGCAAAACAATTGTTATTCTTGTTGCTGCGTTAATACCTTTTGTTGCTAACTTCACTTCGCAGAACCTAATTTTTAAAATAGCAATTAGTTGTTTAGGTGTGGTTATTACTATTACAGAAGGCATATCTAACTTTAATAAGTTTAGTGAACTATGGATTGAATATCGTACTGTATGTGAAACCCTTAGACATGAGAAATACATGTACTTGTGCCAATCTGGTGTATATGCCGATGGTAATTTCAGTTATTTTGTTGAAAGAATTGAAAGTATTATATCACAAGAAAATCTTAATTGGGCTAGCTTGAATAAAAATGAAGAACATAATAAAAAATAATGGAGGAGTGACTTAAATGGGGCATAAATGCTTTATTTCTTTTAAAACAGAAGATGCTGAATTTAAAAGGATAATCCAAGAAGATTTAAATATTGATATGGTTGATAAATCTCTAAATATTCCGATAAATTCTGATGACGAAGATTATATCATGAGGAAAATAAGAGAAGATTATCTTTCTGACTCAACAGTGACAATTCATTTGATTGGATCCCATAGTTCAGAAAATGATCCTTTTGAAATTCAAAATTATATCAAACGAGAATTACAAGCGTCTCTTTATACTAGTAAAGATAATCCAAAAAATGGAATTCTCGGTGTAGTTCTGCCATCTACGCAAGACAAAATCTATCAAGGTAAACATACTTGTTCATGCGGAAAGGGCCATGAAATAAACACTGTAGTTATTGATGATTCAACAGTTGTTAAAGAGTTTAGTTACAACTACTATATACCTAAAACTTCAGGATGTGGTTGGTCTGAAGAGGAACGATACTGTGTTCTTGTTTCTTGGGAAAATTTCAAAAATAATCCTGAAAAATATATTGATAAAGCATATGACAAACGTTCTGAAAAGATAGCAAGTAAAACCAAAGTTAGACCTAAATAACTAAATACGTTCATATGTTTTTTCAAAAATAGATTTCTTTACAGGCCATTGTTCACCATCGATGCCAGTAACTATATAATCACCTGGTTGAGCAGTAAGTATCCCTTCTATTGTTTTGATTTCTATTTTTTTACTAGTTTGATACGCATTAACTGTAACAGGTTTCTTTCGAGCTTTAAATTGTTTCATAATATGCACCTCTCTTTTAAAAATTATACTATAAATTTTTATCAACTTCTATGCTGTTACTAACTTTAAAATTAATATTTTTGCTTAACTTTATGTAAAAAGATGCCGCCTCATTGGGGAAAGGCGGCAAGAGGTAGTAATAAAATGAAAAATAAAATTGTTTGGTGAATATATTTTACCGCTTTCTTTTTTGAATTTCAACAAAAAAAGAGAGCTCTCTATAAAACATAGAGAGCTCCGTTACAATTGAGAAAACCATGCAACCTTTACCAAAAAGGCCTATTACTATTTTATACAAGCTTTAGAAATATTTCAATAAAAAAATGCACCTATCTTAGGACTTGGAAAAAGATAGGTGCACCCTTCTTGTATTATTAATAAAAGAAGGTCATACTATGAATTTATTAAAAGGTAACTATATTTTAAACCTATTTATTCTAAATTTCAACAATAAAAAGCACCCTATCAATCATTGATAGAGTGTGAACGAGAAATTTAATAATGCACCAAATGTAAGGATATTATAAAAAATTTTGAGAGATTTTTCAATACTTCTATGATTAGAAATTTTATTTACTCTCTTTACCAATTCTGTATCCCCACGAAAAACAACTTAACGCCAATGCGATTATTGAAAGTATGACCGCTAACATATCAATCACTCCAATTTATGCATATTCTAATAACCAGTTCCCCAAGTATTATTTGGATCACCATCATTTGGACCAACCGGAATGTAAATTCTTGTTCCGTTTGAGTCTGTTCCACCTAGCCAAACATAGCCATCTGCCACGTGAGCAGAATCATATCGGAATTGTGCGCCTTTTGGCCAAATACCATATACTGGCGCATATAGACTAGGTGAGCCAGCACGTAATACAATTCCTTCATTTACACCGATAGTAAAAACTTTAGCTGGTTTCGGTTTGCTATTTTCCCAAAGCTCCGCAATATCTCCATCGTTTGCATAGCCTAATAATTTACCGCTATTTTCAATCCGATATAGGTTTTTACGACCATCTAATTTCTGTGTGATTGTACCAACTTGTGTCCATAAAGTATTTGCATTGATATGTTGCTCGATTGGCGCATCTGGAGTTTTGTAGATTGTTGTAAAGCGAACATTCTGCCCTACTTTATATTTAGGCTTGTTTGGTTTGCCGGGGTTTACAATAACATCATGACCGTCTTCTGGAAGTCCAGTTTGTAAGTCTTGTGCTAATTGTGCTTTACTAATTCCCCAACTTGCTAAATAACCGTAAGGGTCGGTGTGATCTCCCCACCAAGTTTTGGTAACCCAATCGTGAGTTACAATCCCATAACCTGTACCATCATCTAAATCAAATGTTGCGCCGATTTGAGTTGCTAAATCACGAATCAAATTAACATAGGCTGCATAGTCTTTCTTGAACGTTTCTTTGTTATTTGTTCGTGCTAATTCGATTTGAGCATAGGCTTTTGCATTCGCTGTTGGTCCTGCGCCCCACTGAATTTGACCAGCTGGTGCTAATTGTTTCACGCGTCCACCAGAACCAACAAAATATGAAACGTACGCATTTTGCCAGTTTCGTTTCATATATGCTGTTTCATTGTCTAAACTATTTGGACCGACATTGTTTCCATTTCCTGACTCATGCAATACAATCAATTCATTGGTTGCATAGCCAGGAAAATAACCGCCAAAATTGATTGGGTCTTGTTCAATTTGATAAGCATCTACGCCAACTGGTAACATCAAACCTAAGGTCATTGCGCCAGCTACTAATAATTTAACAGTTTTTTTCATAAAAACACCTTCCTAAAATTAATAATAAAAAGGCATGGCTTAGAGCCATACCTCAATTTAATTTTTCATGAATTTTTTCTACTGTCGTCTTGATGTCCTCAACATCTTTTAACGAGTCCGCAAGCTTTCCAATTGTTTCTTGATAATTACGTTCGCGATCACTATTTTGTTTCATCACCCAAATAAATAAACCAACAAATAGAGTAGTAAACGTTACTTGCTCTGGATTCGTTAATAAACCTCTCACAAACTCTTCAATCATTACTACTTACCTACTTTCCGACAATTTCTTTCGCTTCTTTTTCTGTAATGCAAAGTGGGACAAACTCCATTACTTGTTCATCTGTAAAACAGCCCCAGTCATACATCATTTTAATGTCATCAAATGTAAACATTTTATTCCACTCCTTCTGCTAATTTTTCGTTAATTTCTTTTACCTGATTGGTTAATTGATTAATCGCAAGCATTGATTTTGCACTAATTTGCGCAAAATTATCTGCTTTTTTCGTTACTTCTGAAAGCTCTTTTTTTAAATTCACGTCATTAACCATGAGTTTTGAATTCAATTGTTTTAATTCCGCATTTTCGGCTTGTAATACCTCAATGTCGGTTGGTGGTGTTGGCTCTGGTTGTGGTGCATTTTCTGGATCATGAATCAATTGTGCGCCATCATAACGCCAATTCATAAAATCAAACGGTTCTTTTTTCACTTCAAGCTCAACATTATCTGGTTGTTCCATTGTAGAATAACCTTCTAAATAGCCAATTCTATTTTCAATCCAAATTTTCATAGCTAACTTTCTCCTTTCTTAAATTGCATACACCCGTGTCAATACAAAAGTTTTTGAAGCAGTATTATTATTTTTATGGCCTAAAATTTGCGTATTGCTTATATAAATATATTTGTTGTATTTTGCTCCATTCAATGTTTCTAAATGATGAACAACCGCACGACCTCCAAATTCCACTATATGCGTTTTTGGAACAAATACATAGTTCAAATCCCAATTGTCTCCTAGGCTTGTACTTGTGTTATATGGTTGATATAAAAATAACCAGCCAGAAAGACATTGATCCAATGGTAAACTCGGATTAATTGATTGATTTTCCCCCATATACCATGCTCCTGACCAAACTTTTTTACCTACATTTAAAATATTTGTTTCAGATAACTTATTTAGTAACTTTTCAAGACTATCAAAATTTTCTTCAATAGCTTCTGCTCCGTTCTCCATCCCTCGATAAATTCTGGTTAATTCCATATTCTCAACATCCTTTCTATATAATTAAATCAAACACTATGGATCGACTATTTTTTTCATCTATAAGTAAATATTTATATTCATTAATTTTTACTGGTAAAAATTCCGTTGTATAATCCAAAGGAATAGATACAATGCACTCTGAAGAATTAACATGTCTTACAGTGCTTTGAATTGATTGAGAAGCACTACCGCCAAATAACCCTGTTGGTTCTGTACCTAAAGGCAGTACACCTATACCATGTGTCCAAGTACGAACATTAACGACTGGTTGAGCTCCTAAATTGTGAACAATAGTTACATCAAAACCAACTGGAATTACAGAAGCAATAATATTTTCAAAATATTCTAGCCGTTCATCCAACGTTTTAAAATTCCCCAAACGTTCACTACTTCGAGCATCGATAACTTCGCTATCTGTTGTAGCATTTGCGATTACATCTTTAAAACGTTCCTCTAAATTGGTTTGACGTTGTTCTACTTTGGATTGGCGTTTTTCTGTATTTTCAGAAATAGCCTTTATTTTATTAAATAAAACACTGGTATACTCCATCATACGAGCTAAAGATTCTCGAACATGTCGTCGATACATCTTTGTTCGAATCCACAAAGCGAACGTTTGAGAAATAGGATCAATCACACCGTTTTTTATTTCATCTTGCACCTCATCGACATCGGTCGGGTCTTGATAATCAACTGTTGTATTTGGTTCATTTGTTGGTCGAGTATCCTTAAATTCTTGTGCCAACCGTCTCACCTCTCTTATTTTTCTAATTTCTCTACGCGCTTAATTAAATCGTCTAACGCCTTTTTCATCTCAGTTTGAGCAGTACCTACAGATTCGACTGTATTTGTTAAATCACTTGCTAATTGTTTAAAGGCTTCCGTCGATTCTGTCACGGTTGTTGATAATTCACTGGTTAAGTCTTCCAAAGAACTAACTTTACTACTTTGAACAGATAAATCATTGTCAAATTCTTCCTGTCTTTTTATCAACTCTGATATGTTTTGAACTCCTGCCGTCGCAAATTTTTTTACGTTTACTAAATTGGATTGAATAGCTTTTATTTCGTTTTGATAATCGGTCAGTTTTTTCTTTTTCGAACCAATAGTCAAAGTAACCTTTTGCGGTTCTAAAATACTAAATTTTTTCTCAATCACTTGTAATCGTTCTACAGCATAAATAAATTGATTATCTACTTTATAACTGTTTCCTAAAGTGATTAATTCATACCGTTTATCCAATAGCCCTAACTCAATGGCTTCAACTGTCCAAGTTACCAGCATCAAGCTTTGGTCTTTTAGCCATTGCAACCCTCGACGTTTTAAAATTGATGGGTCTTTGACATTTGAAAATTCTACAATACCCGTGTTTAATCCAAATTTTTTGATTAACGCTTCATCATCAAGGTAATTCTTACCGCCATTTACTTTTTCGATGGTGTATTTAGGTCGTGAAAAATCTGTTCCCACTTCAATATCAGTATTTGACGTATCTTCAATATCTTGACCGACGGGCACAATCCTTGTAAACAATTCAGAAATATCAATATCTCGAGTAGCACTTTTTAGATTTTTGGTTAACTGTAAAGGAGTTTCACTGTTCACACCATAATTAGATAGATAATCTAAATAATTTATATTTCCAACGCGTCGAAGTGTTAACGTACCGCCCAGCCTATCCAACAATTTTTCTTTAATGGTATCCGCTGTACTTTGATAGCCTAATCCTCTTAGCAAGTCCCCATTATCTACAACATTCACTTCACCAAGCCGAAACTGCTTATGCGCTTCAACTTGTTTATTGTGTGCATCGAGTATTTTTTGTAAATAAGCAGATACAGTCATCCGTGTTGGTTTCATATAGGTTTGAACAGAATCATATAAAAAAGCTTTCTCATCCTCCGCTAAAAGAGTTTGAGAAAAGCTTCCTGATGCTTCCATTTTATTCGTGATTTTAGCAACTCTACCATAAAAAATTTCTTTATTTCTTGTAACATCCAGAATCTGGATAAAGTGAATAATCGGCTCAATCTTTTGATAGTATTTATTGTTAATATTAAAGGTAAATTCAAAAGTAGAAATTCCTAATCCGTTAAGCGATAAATATACTTCACTATCTTTGATTTTCTCACCATAGCTATATGGCTCATGAACAATCTTTGGATTCTTTCTGTTCGGATTATCAAACAATAATACTCGATACATTAGACCATCACCTCACTAGACATAAAGAAAGAGATATGACCTTCGCCATAAATAGTTAAGTGGTTGGTCCCTCTTTTTAATTTAAAGAAATAATCTTGCGATTCGCCTTTCGGAACTTTTATTGTTGTTCCGTCATCAGTAGTTAATTGCATTGTAGACGTTGCCTTTATTGTTGGACTAGAAGCATTCGCTCCCATATTGATAAGAAAAATTTCTCTTTTTCCGTGAATATAGTAGCCTGTCCAATTGTCGGCGCTATCGTCTGTGAAATAGTCCTCGTCAAAGACATCGGAATAAGAAATATTTTCCCTTAAAGCAAAAGGATACACGTCAAATTCTACGGTTAACGTTAATGAATTACTTGACGAGTCATCTTCTGCTTTCACACTTTTGCATTTTCCATACCAGCGAAGCCCTGAACGTAACCAAGAATCATCAATGTAATCAATTCCATCCATCATCAACTCTTCTTTTACTTTCGCCTCTAATGCCTTTCGTTCTTCGTATGGCGTATTAGGTCGCCAAAAAGTAACAGTGACAATGCGATTACTAAAAATTCGTTCTCCTGTAAGCATGGAAAAATCATACTGACCTTGCATGAAAGGGATCTGTTCAATAATTTCCACTTCTTCCGCTGAAGGAGCATCGTGTTCAATAATGTAGAAACCATGTTCTTTGCTATTAAAACGACCTTTGGCCATATATTCTACAATTTCAATCAACTACGATACCTCCCATCTTGCTTTTGTTGTTCTGCTAAATTAAGATTCATTGGGCTACCTAGCGCTCCCACTACTTGGCCAGTATCCATCACGACAGTTAAATGTCGTATTTCTTCTAAAATTTCTACCATTTTTCCCATTGGCGTATTATCTATAGAGTGTTTTACCTCAATTGCATTTGAACGTTTCATCAAACGGCTATCCGTAATAGATTGATGAATACTTGAAATCATATCTTTTGCACTTTGTACGGCAACCGACGTATCTTCTCGAATACCTGCAGCTACACCTTGTGCAAGGAAAACACCAACATCATATTTCAATAGGCGTGATGGTGATTTAATTTTTGCTTTTTTCTGTGCTTCTGCATTAACGGCGGCTACTAAATTTTGCATAGCAGCCACTGCTTCGCCCTGACTTGCACGAATACCAGAAGCAACACCTCTAGCCATATTTGAACCTACAGGGCTCATATCTACAGAACCTGCACCCTGACTTACCGCATTTCCTAAAGACCTTCCAGCATTATTTGCAGGGGGTAACTGAGTTAAATATCCTTGAATTGTTGCCGCACCTAGCTGACTTCCAGAATTCTTCGCATTTCCTTTTTCAGAATTCATTCCAGCATTTGTCTGTTGAGCATTGCTTTTACCAGCATTTTTATGTTCATTACTTTTACTTCTTGTTCCAGAAGCAGCTGCACTACTATTATCAGCGGCAGCTTTCTTAGAATTAGATTTTTGCGAAGATTGACCACTATTCATCGAAGACATCAATTCTTTACCAACATTATTAAGTTGTGTTTTTCCAGAGTTTAATCCATCAATTAACTGGTTTTTCCCGTCTTGACCATTTCTAAATAAGTCAGGAGGCAACGCTTGTAAAGTATTCACAATGTCAGCTCTTGACATATTCGCCCACTTCGTTGGATCATTACTTTGCAATCCCTGAACCAGTCCGTTAGAGCCATCAATCCCTCGTTGACGTAGCATTCCTGCCAATAAAGCCATTTGTTGGTCAATGCTAGCACCATTATTTACATAAGATTGATAAATGCCTAAAAGCTGTTGGTCTGTAACGCCTTTAAGTTGTGCTAAATTATCAGCTGTCACTGCAATTTTATTTGCACCATTTTGTGAAATAATCGATAGAAGTTGAGCTCCTTGCTCTAATTCACTTTGTCGTATTTGAGCATTTTGCGTTTGTAATTGTGTAATTTGATTTTGGAAAGCTGCTTTTTCAGATTCTGTTTTTGCTTGGTTCTTTTGTGTTTCTAGTTGCTGAATTTGGGCGTTATTTTCTTGCACTTGTTGCGCTTGAATTTCCCCAAGCGTTCGCAAGCTTGTCAAAGTTTGTTCTTTTTCTTGCTCGCTTAATGCTTGTTTATTAGCCAACTTATTCATACCAGCCTCAACAAATTGTTGGTTCTGTTGTAATAATTGATCACGAATAATATTCGTTTGATTTTGCAAAGTAGCTCTTTGCTGTTCTGTCAATTCTTGACCCTCTACTGTTTTATTATTCTTCAATTGGTTAGAATAATCAGTATATACCTTCAATAAATCACTATTATTCGTTTGAACAGCTTTCATATACTGGCTTGAAGCATTGGCAAAAATCTTTTGCTTCTCTGCTTCTGATTTTCCTTCTGCCGCTTCAATTTGCTTGTTATAGGTTTCAACAGCCTTTTTCTGTTGTTCCTTTAAATTCGTAACTAAATCAAGTGTATTCTTGAAATAAGTTTCTACGCCAGCCGTACTACCATTTTGCTGTGAGAAAAGTTCAGTCATTGCCTGTTTAGCTTCATCAAGTTTTGAAGAATAATTTTCAACACTTGAAGAGGCTTCTTCCATATTTAACGAAATTGCTTTAGTAGTGTCTTTGGACTTTTTACCTAATTCTTCGGTGCTTTTAGCAGCTTTTTTTAAGGCAGAATCAGAAAACATTGTATCCCAATCTTTTTCAATATCAGATAAGCTTTTCTTCATATCTTTAAATGCTTTATCAGCACCTTTAGAATCGCCTTTTAATCGTTTCCAAAGTCCTTTTACACCGTTTGAAATTGCCATTATTGCATTTACTACCGTTTTTCCTACAGTAACGATAGTACGTAAGCCATCTACAAAACCTGCTATTGCAAAAGTGACACCAACAATTGCGCCAGTACCTAACCATTTAAATGTATTTCCTAATCCTTTTATTGTTTTAGTAACACTCGCAGAGCTAGGAAGTACACTTTTAAACGATTTTACTATTCCGCTAAAAGCAGTTTTCACGTAGCCTTGAATGTTCATAAAATTGGATTTCCAAGCTTGCACTACACCAACTATCGTAGCGGTTATTGCTACTAAAATTGCTGTTATGGGATTGCTCAACATAGCTCCTGTTAAACTAGCTATAGATCGTATACCCGTTACCGCAAATGTTCTAAAACCTCCACCTGCTTTTGAGGTGGCTACGCCAAGCCCTGATAAAACCGTTCCCGATTTGCCAGCTGCAGAGGATAGGTTTCTTAGCGACCCTACAGGATTAATAACAACAGAGGCAAATTTCGCTAATTTGCTGTTAGATAATTGTAAAGAAGCAGAAAAAGAACGGAAAAAGTTAGTAACTTTATTCCCTTCCCCTAGCATATTTAGCTGTCTTTGACTTGCTCGTAGATTTGCTCTAAATGTATCTAGCGTAGGAAAAAGACCTGAAATAGTCTCTCCTAACGTGGTAAATCTTGTTAATACATTTACATTAACTCCTGCGCTTTCAAGCCCTGCTAGATTTGATTTATATTTAGAAACAAACCCTTTTACAGCTTGTAATGCACTACCAGAGCCATTAACAATAGGTTTAGTAATAAATTGCTGCCACTTGCTATCAATATTCCCTGCGGTTTCAAACATTGTCGAAATCGTTTTGCCGAAAAATCTTGTCATTTTCCCAAAAACTTTTAACACAGGGCCAGCAGAAGCGGCTAACGCAGCCATTTTCAAAATGAACTCTTGCGTTTTTGGATCAGCTGATGCAAAAGCTTCTGCCATATTTGCTAAAGCTTCAATCATAGGCTTAGCAGCACTTATCGCGCTATTTAATGCGGCTACTAATGGACCGCCAAACGTAATTGCTACATCATTTAATTGACCACGTAAAATCTTTAACTGTGATTCTGTAGTTCCGTATCGTTTACCAGCTTCTTCTGCTAGAGCTGTATTTTCGTTAAACGCTTCGTTACCTCGTTTTACAGCCCCTTCAAAGACATCACTTGCATTGGCTGCACGTAATAAACTATCACGTAATCTAACTTCTGTAATTCCCATATCGTCGAGCACTTTAATAGCTGATATTCCGTGTTTTTCCGAGTCTTTTAAGCCCTGGATAAATTCAATTAGTGCTTGAGATGGATTGCTTTTGAATAATTGTGCAAACTCTTCACTAGTTCGACCTGTTACATTTGCAAAATCTTCCAGACTACCTGATGCTTTGCTAGCTTCTTTATACATTTTCTTTAATTCTGAGGTAGGTATTCCCATTTGCTTAGAAACTGCCGTCAGTTCTTTTCCACCCCAGTTTACAGCATGCACAAAAGATTCCCAAGACACGCCTTGCTCTGCTACTGCTTGTTTCAGAGGCGCAAAAGCTTCAACTCCTGTTTCAGTTGCTAATTGCATTTGTACCATTAATCTAGAGAATGCCGATCCGCCCGCTTCGGCTTCTATACCAACAGATGATAACGCCGCCGCAAAACCTACAATGTCTCCTTCGGTCATGCCAATTTGTTTTCCTGCACCTGCTAAACGTAAGCCCATCTCTGTAATCTCTGATTCGGTAGTCGCTAAATTATTACCTAAGTCAACTATCGCTGAACCAAGATTGCTAAATTTATCTTGTGACATTTGCGTAATGTTAGCAAAACGAGCTAGGGATGTAGCCGCTGTATCTGCAGACATATTTGTTGATTCGCCCATATCGATCATTGTTTTAGTAAATCCGACAACTTTATCAGTTTTTATTCCTAACTGTCCAGCTGCTTCTGCTACTTTTGCAATTTCTTCATGACTAGTGGGTAATTCTTTTGCTAAATCTCTAAGGCCTTTTTCTAAATCATCATAAGAATAAATGACTTTACCGTTAGAATCGACCATCTCATCGTTGGTCTTTTTAACTCCAGTAAAGGAACTTTCCCATTTTACCGCTGCGGTTGTTACTGCGCCAACGGCACCCGCAATTGGGAGTGTAATACCTTTAGTCATCGAACCGCCGACTTTTTCAATGCTTTGGCCGATACTTGCGGTTTTATCACCGAAACTTTTCATCGCACCATTCACTGTATTCAAATTACTAGGAATATCAGAAGCATTTGAATTAAGTTTTTTTAGCGAAGACACAGCGCCATTCATCGCACTGGTAAAATTGTTATCACGTGCTGTAAGTATAGCTGTTACCGTTTTACTTTGTGTCACGTTGTTTCCTCCTTTCCTCAACAATTTTTCTTGCTTGTTCTAATCGACGAGCGTTTTCTTCTAGCTCACTTAGCTTTTCCACTTCTCGTTGCGAGATTTCCCCTCGCACATCGCGTTCAAGCTTTTCAAAGTCATAGACATCTTTCACTTCGTTAAAAATATAGCGTTGCCCTTTTTCATCTGGTGTTGTAAAAATACGTGTAGCTAACGCGTTAACGTATAGTTTCCTTTCTTCGTTAATTGCACGTAAATTTACAGCTTTTATCCGTAAATTAAATTCATAAGGAGTCATACGCTCAATTTCTTTTAAAGTGATATTGGGGAAATGTTGAAAACAAGTGACAACTATTTCGTCATAATCTAGGCTGTCGTTTCTTGTTGATTGGCTTGTATCTGTTCCATGTAAGCCATGATTTTTTTGATTGCTTCTAGTGATTTTTTCGTCCGAAGAGCCGTTAACGGTGCTTGCTCCAAGAAAGAGATAAAATTTTCAAACAACGTTAAAGCCTCTTCCGACGTTTCTAAGTAGTCGTCAATTTCTTTCGTTGTTAAGTCATCATAAGTAATTAACGCTGCGTGCATTAATTTTTGAAAGGCAAAAGCGTCGCCATCTTGTAACCCACCAACCAATTGAACGAAGCCGTCTACTTCTTCAACGTCAGGTTTTAATGCGTTAATTTCGTTTAAAAATTTAAAACCGAAAATCAAAGGATATTTTTTTCCGTTAATTGTTGCGACAGGTTTTACGTTTGTTGACATGTAAAATTCCTCCTAAAAAAGCGACAATGCCTTCACATTGCCGCCTACTTCCTGATTTTTAATTATGGTACTAATGCTAATAAATCTGTTTTCGTTGTTTTTCCTGTAAAATCAATACCGTGAGCGGTTAACCATTCTTTGATTTCAGGAATAGTATTTGCTTCTGTTGGTTTATTTTCCAAAGAGCGCCCCACCAATACGGTAAAAGCTGGAATAGCTACTTTTTCAGATTCTTTTTCATCTTGCACACGTACAATATGGTACGTTCCTGCTGCTACTTTTGCTCCTGCATCAAGTCCTGTAATAGTTAATGGACTTGCTCCTTCAACTACTTTTTCACTACCTTTGTAAATACGATAAGTAATTGCCATGATTATTCTTCCTCCTTCACTTTTACAACGGCGCCATCTGATGTCGGCGTTACACTTTCAACTTTAGGTACTTCAATTGTTTTTGGTGTGTATTTTTCTACAGGCTCTTCTGGTTCCGCACCAGCCACTGTGTCGTAGAAGAAAGCACGCGCAAGTTCTTCATTTTCGGCGTCAACCGTTGCCCAACCTTCTACTAGGTCACCATTTAAAACTAGAGTTGGTTTAATACTTGAATTAGAATCGGACTCGGCAGAATCTCCGAATGAATCCAACAAGCCTGTGCCAAATTCCGCTTCGTATTTTCCTGTTTTTGGGTCTTTTTTATCAAAATTAATGCGCCATACATCAATTTCTAGCCCGTTACGATACGCATATTTCAACATGTTGTAAGTTTCTGTGCCTGTCCGTAAAAATTCCATTTCGATGGAAGCTGACGGCATTCCTGAGGTAGGAACATTCCCGTCTTTTGTTGATTGTGTATCTGTTTTTGTTTCTGACTTATATTCGTGTGAAATTTCTAAAGCTAATAACTTCGCTGCTGTTGTCGCACGTTCACGTGTTAGTCGAAACATTAACTTAATTTTTTTACCTTGAATTGCTTTTTCCATTTCGAGTTTCCTTCTTTCTTATTCAAATTCTAACGTGATGTCAAGTACACCGTGTGCAAGGCTCGTACCAAAATTGGTTGTATTTTCATAAATTACTTCTGTGCTACTTTCTGTCACTAACCAATTAAAGTTCTTAGTCTGATGCAATTCATGAACGATTTTTCGCACATCGGCTAATACTTGATTTAATTCTCGACGTTTGTCGTCATGATCATAAACATGAATCATAATATTTGTTGAACCTAACGTTCTTGTTTTTGTTTGTCTATCCTTAGACCATTGTTCACCTAAGAAAACAAACGGATAAGAAGCGTCGTCATCTGGCAAATGCCCATAGGTTTCATAGCCTGTTTGCTCCAAAGTGACAAATAACGCTTCGTAAAGTTCTGAATACGGGTCTTTAAAGGTCATTTTACTAACGCCTCCATATTATCAAGAAATCTTTTAGCTGCTGCTGTATGCCCTTTTTTCATATAGAAACGTCCGTACATATAACGCGTTCCATATTCTACATATGCTGAATAGTCAGCCATCGCTTCAACTTCGCCAGTCATTCCGTCATCTTTAATAGAAGGTGTCTCACTTCGTTTTAAGTATCCACTTCTGACTGGTGTTTCTTCTGCAATTTGATTTGCCATATAAGCAGTATCATTTTTGACGACCTCTTTTACATCGTCTAGCTTTTTCGCTTCTTCAATCGCTTTGATTAAATCATCCAATCCTGAAATATCTACTCGGTAAGTCATCGATATTCGCTTCCATAAACCGAAGTTCCTTTGCTAACACGCAAATTTTTAACAACGGTAAATTTTCGATTTTTTTGTTCTTCTTCGTCGTAGTATTCAAGAAATCCTGAACGAATAGCTAGGCGGTCTCTAAAACGAAAAATGACCATCTGCTCCTTTATGTTAGGGAAAATGGTCATTTGTTTTTCCGTTCCGACTTCGGTTACATTACCTATCAGTTTTTCCGAAATTAGCTCGTGTTTTTTGTTGTAGTAATCAATACATGTTCTCATAAAAAGGACACCTTCCTTTTACGAATCAAGCCTTGTTCTTCAAGATAATCGTTAATCTCATCTTGAAATTCCCCGAAGTCATCCAAATTATAAGAGATTGTTTCTTCTGATTGAGAGTGTTGTTCCATACCTTCAAAACCTAAACGGTTATATCGTTTCACTACAATTGACGGAACAATATAGTCCAATTTTTCTGGTATTTTATCAGCTTTCAATTTTACTCGCAGCTGTTTTTCAGTAATGTCCCAGATTTTGATAATTTTTGCCTTATCTTTTTCGTAGGTATCCTCTGAAATATCCAGTAGTACGCGATAATCTGAAAGAGTCATTTTTTCACCTACTCTGCTTCAACAACTGCCCCATCTGCCGTTGGTGTTACCTTTTTAACGGTCGGGGCGCTTACTTTGAATCGTAAGAAACGTAAATGGCAGGACGAGCTTTTTCAGTTACGATAGCATCATAATAGTTTAATCCTTTGATGGTATCTCTGTAGCCGTCACGGTCTTGTGAAGCTGGAATTAGATCAATAGAGTTGTATTTTTCAACTGGCGAACAAACCATCAAAGGCACAAGAATATAATTAATTTTCTTCGTAGAATCTACCTGTAAACGAGATTTTGCAACTTTTTGAATAATAGTATCGGAACCGTCTAACTGCGCAATTTTACGGTTAATACCTGAAATTTGTTGCTCGTTCGTAGTAAATGTTTTTGAAACACCTTTTGCATTTTTTAATGCTGAATAGTAGTCAGTGGATGCAAACATAATAAACGGACCGACAATTTCTGCATCTGTCATATACGCTTCTGCTGCGTCATAAGAAGCTAAAGAGTTTTCTGTAGTAATGGTTTCTTTTACCGTTTTTCCAACGTATTTTCCTTCGCTATCATCATCCGCAGCCTCAGCAAATGCCGCTTCTAATAAGCGTTGTACAGCAGTTCGATCTTTTTCAGGAATCGCAATTAAACGAGTATGCTCTTCCACAAGCGCTTGAACTTCGTAGGAAGCATTTTCTGATTGATCTAATGTGTCTAAGTCATAACCAAACCAACGCTCTTTCTCTAATTTGAACGTTTCTTTTGCCACATCAATTTTAGAACGTTTATTGTCTTCGTTACGTTTATAATCACTAGCAGTAAAACCTTTCATTTTGTTGATGCGGACTTCTTTTGCGCCTACAAAATCCGCTTCAGTTACTGCAGCAGCTCCACCTTTCAATAAATCCCAAACTTGCGAACCTGCGGCAAATTCTTTGTCAATTGCTTTTAAATCTTTACTATCTAAAATAACTGGCATAATTTTTCATCTCCTATTTCTTTTCTAAATTTTTAGTCAAATTGCTGCGCCAATCGGTCTCTTTTGTTGCTGTAGCAACGTTTACAGTTTGACCTTTCAGCAATTCTTTTTGGATACCATCTCTAGCTTTTGAAATAATTTGTTTTAATTCGTCTACAGCTTTCTTTGTATCCTCGTCTGTATCTTTCACAAGCAATAAATCGGCTTGCGCAGCACTTACGTAGTCGGAAAGGCCATTCTCGGATAAATCATTACGAACAGATTCGGCACGCGTTAAACGGTCAAGACGAGCTTGGGCTTCCTTTTCTCGTTTTTCCGCTAGTGCTTCTTTGTCAGCGGCTTCTTGTTCTTTCG